GAGCGGTTGCTGCGGCTAAGGCTCACATCGAGAATAATCTTATCGCCGAAGCTCGCCTCGCATCTGACCCACGTCGCGAGCAAGACCAGAAGAAGTTCGAAATGGGTCAACGTGGCGAGCTTGGCTTCTTGCCACCCTCCACAAAGGAGGATGTCGATAATCCTCCACAAACTCCAGCAGAGCAAGTCGCTCGTGATGAGAATAAACTCAAGACTGCCGAAGAGACCGCCAAGCAACTAAAGGGTGGCCAGCTTCCAGAACCTGAATCGGTAAAGAACTCGCAAATTCGTACGGGGACTGGCAAACCAGCGACCCCTGCCGAGCGTGCTGGTACAACTCCAGAATCAATCAAATAACTCCTAATACTAGTGGGCAATCCAACCCACTAGGAAATATGACAGCGCCAGCCCTAGATACCAAGTCGCGAAGACCTCCCACATTAAAACGATGGGAAGCTAAGCATTGGCGACCGGAATACGAACGTGCGGTGGCATATTCAGCACTTGGCAAGTCGAATATTGAAATCGCCAAAATACTGAACTACACAGTCGTTCATGTTTCGAACATTTTAAATCTTCCTTTAGCCAAAGAGCTGAAAGACAAGATCATCGCTCGTATGCGCGAGCGCACGTTGGAAGATATACCTACCATCCTTCAAAAGGTTGCTCACAAAACTGCTGAGCGCCTTCTGAAAGTTGTTGAAGATGATGATCTCTTCACTAAATCGCCATTCGCTGTGATTGACCGTGGCCTTGATGTTATGAAGGGAATTGGTCATATGAAAGGTGGCGGAAATGGTGCTCCTGTTACAAATAATCAACAAAATAATTTCTTTAATGGAATTCCACCTCAGCTGTTGGATCAGCTCAGTTTAGGAATGTCAGCCGCAGACGAAGCTCACGAGATCAATGCTCCCGCCTCCGATAAAAGACTTAAAGAACGAGAAGGGTGAACAGATTTATGTAACGGATGTAATGATTGATCGTCTTTTAGCCGACGATGTACTTAAAGCTACGCAGAAGAAGGCTTACGATGAGCGGAAGAGTTTCAGTACAGAAAATTACCATCAACTCAGGGTGCGTTGTAAACGTGATTTGTTCTTCTTGTGCTATGCGATTCTTGGCAACACAAGACTTTCGCGCAATCTCCACGGACACCTGTGCGCGCATGTTAAGCGAACAGAAAACGAACGGTTTCACGAATATCTCCTCGCTCGCGGTAATTTTAAGAGCACAATACTTACAATTGCAAAGACAATTCAAGTTGTCTTGCCAGTCACAGCTAAGGACTTACAATACGATGGATGGTGGCTACGACCTGGTGAGGCACAAACAGCACTTCCGTGGCCAGCATCACTTGGTACAGATTGTCGCTGTCTGATAGCACATGAAACTCACGAAGGAGCAGCACGCTTCTTATATGCGATTTCGAATCACTTCCTTTCCAACGTACTCCTACAAGCTCTTTTCCAAGAGGCGATTCCTTCTCCTCGTAAACACCGCATAAATAAATGGGAACTTGAGTTACCCAGAAATATCACCGGTAATCCCGAGCCAACAGTCGATACCTTAGGTGTCGGTGGAAAATCCCAGGGTCGTCACTATAACCATATTGCACTAGACGACATATTTGGAGACAAGGCTCGTGATTCAGCGGCTGAGTCTGACACTGTCAAAGATTGGCTTGATAACATTCAGTCGTTTTTCTCAACATTCAAAAAGGATACTCTTGATTTAATTGGTACGAGATATAGCCACGATGATATTTATGCACACGCAGAAGACAGATACGAGAAGCAATTAGTTATCTACAAACGAAAGATTGAGGAGACAGATCCTGCGAATCCTTCCGGCCCCAAGATTATTACCTTTCCAGAAGAGTTTACTCCTGAATCTCTCGCAATTCTTCGTAAAAATAAGAGAGTCTTTAATGCTCAATATCTCAATGACCCAGACGAAGGCGACGCTGGTTTCAAGAAAGAGTACAAGAGATTCTTTTATTGGCGCGGCTTAAACGAAATCATAGCCTTTGATGGCGTAAAACAAACGACAATTAGTATTAGAGATCTTGATGTTTGCATTCTGATCGATCCTGGTTTGGGCTCGTCAGGTGGATTTGCAGTAACAGGAATGGATTATTTACAACGGATATTCAGTCTTGTCGCACTGCGGATCGAATTAAGAAGTCCTGAACTCACAGAATTAGTGTTTAAGCAGGTTGTTCGTTGGCAACCTCGTGTTGTTGCAATCGAATCAGATATGTTTGCTTCGACGTTCGAACACTGGTGGATCTCTGAGATGGCGAAGCGACAGATTCGCTTCAAGATTGAACCAGTTTACACTAAGAAAAAGTCAAAAGACGATAGAATCAAAGGTTTAGAACAGTATTTTTCATCTGGATTGATTTTTCATAACGAAGCACAAGAGGATTTAGACCGCGAGATCAATACATGGGGCAAATCTAAGAACATTCACATCTTAGATGCCCTCGCATATGGCCCAGAAGTCTGGAGGAGAGGATATCCTCCTGGTTCTGGCGGCAAAATCGATCATCAATACGCTTCTGATGACATCGAAGGCCGAGATATCGAAACTGGTTACTCGGAAATTAACTAATCACTGAGGACTTTATGGACTCGACAACGCTTTGCGCGCTTGCAGGGCCAGTAATCTCATTTGTGGTAAGCGCACTCAAGAGAATTTCTATCATCAAGAGATATCCGAAACTCACGTCAATCTTTATTTCTACGATTCTTGGTAGTATCGTTTCCATTCACGGCAGTTACAACGGTATTAGTTTTACAGACATCATCCAATGTATATTGATTCAGTTTTCTGGCTCAGTTGCCACACACGAAGCTGTAACGAATCAAATTCAGAAAGTCATTCCACTTGGCAAAGATGATGGTTCGTCTGGTGATTTTGACAGGCGTTCGTTGTAATGACTTTCCCCCGAGAGATTCTTCTCGACCCTGATACAGAAGAGCGGTTGGCTTCTTATCTCGAAGAGATTCTTACTGCTCACTACGCGGAGCGCGAACAACACATCGAAGACCTGATGCGTTGGCAACGTGATTATTGGGCAACGCCTTCGGATAAGAAGCTAACCTTTCCATTTACAGGTGCGTCTAATATAGTAATTCCTTTAAGCGCAATTGCTATTGAAGCAATCCACGCACGCAACATGACTACGCGATTCGGGTTCAAACAACTCGTTTCCGCTGAGTCTTTCTCTGATGAGTGGGAGGATATCGAAAGACCACTTGAAAGATTTCTTGATGTAGAGCTGATTGATGCTATGCGAATTCGTATACCAATGGGTGATTGTTATTTGTCAGCGGAAAAGTACGGAACCATGATTGGAAAAACAGGTTACGAGCGAATCATTAAGACTGCTGTTCGTACAGTAGGAAATGAAGAGGAAGAATTCGATGTTGTCGTTTCTGATGGAGCAACATTCGATGGTGTAAGTGACGCGCGTTTCTTAATGCCTCATAGCGCAAGAAATCCTCAAACATCTCCGTGGTGTGGTGAGGAGCATTCTGATTCTCCATACAACCTTATAGCTATGGAGCGTGGAGGCCAGTTCAAACCAGGTACAATTACAGAACCTTACGGAGATGAAATTGCCGAGCTGCCGCCTCTCGAAACTCGTAAAGGAATTCACGCTTGGATTACGAACAATTATATGGGCTCGATTCAGGGTCAAGAAGGAGGCAAGAAATTCGATGACACACAACGAAAACTTGAGCATACTGAGGTTGTTTGGCCCTCGCTAATTGATTGGGTCGAGATCTGGTGTGCATTTGACATCGATAAAAGTGGTATCGAGAAAGAAATCGTTGTACATTATCATCGGCCTTCCAAGACGTTCATGTCAATTCGCTACAACTGGCATAGCGATCTCAGAAGACCTTATCGTACTGGAGTCTATTTTCCTGTAGAATTCCGTTGGAGGGGAATTGGCATTTGCAAACAAAATGAGCAATTCCAAAAAGAAGTCACGACCCAACATCGGCAACGGCTGGACAACGCAACAATCGCGAATATGCGTATGTTCAGAATTAGCAAGTTGTCTGGTTACGGCCCAAAAGAACCGATTTTTCCTGGAAAGATGTGGTTCGTCGATAACAAAGAGGACGTTGATTCTATTCAATTAGGCGAAATTTATCCATCTTCATTCAACAATGAACAAGGTACACTCATTTATTCTCAGCAGCGTACCGGCGTAAACGAGCAGACACTAGGTATGCCACAAGTTGGGACACCTGGCACAGCTACTAGTGATCTAGCACGTATTCAAGAAGGAAACAAGAAATTCGACTTCGTTTATCAGAATTTTACTGAATTTACGAACGATTGTCTCATGGATATCGTTTCGACGATTCAACAATTTGGCCCTCGGCGTCTTTCTTTTTACGATGAAGATGCTGGTGGCAAAAGAGTCCAAGAATTTTTCGAGCTTCCTGCTGGGCTTGTTCGTGACAACATCGTTGTTCGTATCAAAGCGGCTGGTCAACAACAGAATAAGTTGTTGGAGCGTCAGAATTGGGTACAGCTTGCACCCCTCATGCAGCAATATTATGAGGGTTTACTCATGCTTGCTCAACCACTAGGGAACCCACAATTGATTCAAACAATTGTTGGGAAGGGCATGTTTGCAGCATCAGAAGCTA